CTGCAGTTTGTTTTCTTTGGTAGTAATTCATTCTTTCAAATGCAGCAATACCACCAATTTGTCTTAATACCTCTTGTGTTGCACCTGCAATATCATTATCAAATGCAAGTTGTCTAGCTTTATCAAGATTTAGAGTTTTACCTAATAAAGCACTTAATTCTAATTCTTTAGTAATCGAACTTTCAAAATCTAATAAATTTTCAGCAACACCAGCAACTTTATCTAAAGAAATACCAAGTTTAGCAGCATAACCTGCAGCTTGTAAAATATTTCTACCACCATCTTTACCAAATAAAGCAAAATTTTCTGTATTTGCTGCTAAATCAGCCATAAGTGCTGATGGTATCAGATTGTTTTGTAATGCAAATTGTTGTGTTGTTTCTATAAGATTATTTGCTATATCAATTGAACCATTATTTAAAGCTGCAAATTGTTGTTGTAATTTTGCTGCATCAGTTGCACTAATTCCAAAGTTATTTGCTATTAAGTTTGTACTTACGAGTATTCTATCTGATGCTTTTTCTAATCCACCAAATTCTGTACTTAATGCTTTTATTGATTCAACATTACTATCGAAAAGAAATCCTAATGCTGCAGTAGTAGTATATGCACCACCTAATCCTTCACCAACTCTACCTAATTGTTTATTTGCTTCACCAAGTTTTTCTGCAAACTTTCCAGCTCCTAAAACTAAAAATCCTATTGCACCTCTTCCACTTTTTAGTTTTTGTAATGTTATTCCTACTGTTTCACTAATGCCTTGAAAAGTTTTTTGAACTTTTTCTTGAGCATCTATCATTGCTTCATTTACTTTTTTTTGAGTTTGGGTTTGTTTTGTATAAGTAAGTGCTAATTCATTTTGTTTTTCAAGAGAAGTTAATAATTTCTTATTTCCTGTTATATTCTTAGAAAGATTTCCTAATGCATTTTCATATTCTGTTGTTTTTGCTTTTATTTGAATTTCGTCCTCGATAGTAAGTTCTGATAAATCTCTTGATAATGAAAGTAAATTAGTTACTTGGTTAATTTCTTCATCTTTTAAGCCAATGGCTGATTTGGCTATATTGACTGTTTCGAATTGAGATGTTTTTAAAGATTGGTAAGCATTAGATATGCTACCTATACTTTTTTCTTCTGCTGCATATTTTTTTAAATTTCTTTCAAGTAGTTTTGATGATTCTTTCATCAATTCTAACTCATATTCTCTATAAGTTTGTAAATCTTTAGCTGCTTTTGCAGATTTTTTAGCACCTTCTTGTTCAAGTTTATTTATTTCAACCTGTACTTGTTTAAGTTCTAATAATACTTTTAATCTTGTTCTTTCTTCAGCCATAATCTAAATTTGATTATTTTATGTTAGGGTTACGACCATAATCTTTTTGAAAAGCTTTTAATTTTTTTTCAAATTCATCACTATCTTTTTTTAGTTTTTCTAAATGATTTACAATATCTTTAGGGAATTTTTTTGATTTTAGTTTTCTAATAAATCTATCGGCTGTCCCATCTTTTAAATTATCAAAGACATCTCCAATAAATCTAGAAACCATATTCAACTCGTTTAATTTCTTTTTTGACATTATTTCTCCTATGTAGTTATACTAATATAAATATAGGGTAAAAAAAAAGTGAGGATTATTTCCTCACTCTTACATTTGGTCCTCTCGAACCACCTTTTTTACTAACTTTATCGTATTCTTCTTTTTCTTTCTTTTTAGCCTCAACTAATTTTTTAAAATAGAAACCTCTCCAATGTATTGGCATGGTATATACTTCTTTCCAAGTAAATCCATTACCATAGTTAACCATTTCCCAAATTTGGTTATGAAGTTGAATTGAGTAATCACTCGGAAGGGTAAAAAAACCCGTCACCTAAATGTATATCAAGTGCCTCCGTGTCACCTGTGATATCAGATGTGAAATTAAATTTCAAATCTAAATCTGGAGATATCGTAGAAACATAGGTTCTAAAAGCTCTAGTATCTCTTGCTAATAAGTTATTTTTTACAAAGTTATTAATAAACCCTCTATCACTATTACCATCCACCTCTTGTATCATATATCTTAAACGAGTACTTACATCAGCTGATACACTATCTTTATCTTTACTTAATCTTTGTAATGCTAATATTTCAGCTTGTATATCCTTTTCATCTTTGTGTGTTAATAATTTGAAAATGATTTTCTTTTTAGCAGTGGGTAATTCAAATTCATACTTATTTTCTGAATTTAAAAGAGATTCATCCACCTCCTTTATTTGAATTTTAGATAAATCTATATTTGTTTTTTGCAATTCATCAGTAAACGGGTCTGTTATTTCAACACTATATTGAGGACCATATCCTAATATTCTAGTTGCGAGTAATATTGCATTTTTATCACCAATACATATATCATTGATATCTACACCTTCTTCGACTACAACAGATTCGAACAACTTATCTAAAACCACCCCCTTTCTTATCAAATTTTGAGAAGCAAGTATATCCTCTTCACGAGCTGTCATATACTTAATTTCTATCGTACCCTTTGATAATGGGCTTTCGGGTGAGTAAACCTTACCTTTTGATGGAAGGTCTATAATTTCGGTTGGAAATTCATATTTTGCCATAAACTTAACTTTAATTGTTTTTATATAAATATATACTTTTTAAAAAGTTGAAATATAGACATAAAAAAAGTTCTCACTAAGAGAACTTTTTCCTTAATAAATATTATATTAATATTAGTATTCTAAAATTGCGTAATCGTAAGATAATGTTAGAGTAATTTCAACTGGATCAGTTGTATTTGACCAATCTAAATCATTAAACACTGCATTGTTGATAAATGCACCTTTAAGAGTCCATTGTTCGATTTTATCACCAACAGGACCTAATAGATAACATTGAATATCTTTTTTATAGAAATCTGCATATCCATCTCTACCTGTGATAGATTCATGAGAAGTTCTCACCCATTCCATTACTGCTTGTGCACCACTTGGAACGATTGGGTCATATAGAGTAATCTCTACATCTTGCCATTCACCTTTACCTTTTAGCTTTCTCTTAACATTAATGTGGTCAAGAGTTATCGTTTCAAACTGAATTGAAGGTCTGTTAGCTGTTTTTATAAGATATGAAGGGATGCCATCGATTTCCATGATGAATCTATTCTTCATCTTCGGTTCGAAGTTGGTATAAAACATCTGGTTAAATTCTAATACTTCTGCCATTTTTTTTCTCCTATTATACTAATAAATATAGTTTCCTTTTATTTTTGTTAATTTATGCCGTAAATGATGCTCCAGTCGGTAATATGTTGAAATCTAACACGATGAATTCAGCAGTTTTTGTTGGTTGTAGGAAAATCTGTCCAGCCAATATATTTCTGTCGATTACATCTGGTGTGTTATTACTTTCATCCATCACCACTCTAAATGCATACAATCCTTGTCTTTGTTGTATTCCTTCTAAATAAGGATTTACTGTGTTTAAGAATCTACTTCTTGTTTGTGAAGTATTTTGTTCAAATACTAAATATCTTGATGTAGATGCTATATACTTCTTAACTTTAATCATTAATCTTCTTACATTAATTCTATCTAATGCTGAAGCTTTATCTTGTAAAGTTTTTTGTCCGAAAGCAACAATTCCTTCGCCAGGGAATTGTGCGATTGGGTTAATCTTTCCTTCATATAGTGTATCTCTCTCTGCATGTGTCAATCTGTTTAGTACAGATACCGCTCCTACAATACCACCTCTGTTTAAACCTGCAGGTGCAAACCATTCAGCTGCAATAGCATCATTCGCTGCATATATTCCTGGCATCAATACTGATGGTGGGACTGAAGTTAATTTATTTGTGTTTCTGTCGATTGTTTTAACCCATGGGTAGTATGTACCTACATAGTTAGAATCTACTGCAGAACCTTGTGTAACTGCTTGTGAGATAGTATGGTCACCATCAACAACATCACCGATAAAGAATGCATCTTCTCTAGCTTCTACCATGTCAGTTACTTTATCGAATACATAAGGATGATGATGTCTAACAATACCAGGTACAGATACTAAGTTGATATCGAAATCATCTGGATTAGATACTGCGTTGATTGCTTTTACATAAGCAACTGAACCACTAGTAGTTGTACCACCTAAGTTAAATCCTTGTGAGTTTCCATCACCCCAATCAGAATCACCATATTTAGCTCCTTTGATTGTTGGGTTACTACCATCGAATCCACTTTGGAATCCAACGATAAACTGTCTCTTGTTAATATCTGCTGAAGTATCTGATGTAGATATTGTATATCCAAAGTTATGAGTTCCAACTACTGATTCAGAGAT